CATGACCATTATTATTATTTACATTATAATTTTTAGTAATTCGTTTATTTACAAACCTCAAGAGCTGAATCAAGCTCCAGGGTGGAATTATTTATGTTGTGCTGACTATACACTCCCCTAAATAAGGGTACTCCGTAGAGTGTCATTCACACAAAGCCTCTATTTCATTATAAAAATAATGTCTAAATACATTGAAATATGGTAATCCATGTATGTGAATTGGTTTTTGCTTTATAATTGACGCAGATCCAAACTGCGCTCATCTTTTTAAGGATAGATGATTCTCCTTGTTGTATACAACAATTTTTAACTGTCATTGTACTTAGTGTACCAATCTGCTACTCTATCCTCGTATGATAGACGTAACATGGTGCACATATGTTCAATATCAGCTTTATTAGCTATTTGTGTCATCAATAACCGTTGGGACTCGTAAGTGTCCTTACCGTGATTGAATAATTCACGCATAGCTGTGTCAATATTTAGTGCGCAAGCCTGCTCTGGTGTGAGAGGATGCTTCTTGGGTCGTATATAGCAATGTAAAGATTTGTAAATTGACTTCAAATCTAAAGCTCCCAAGTGTCTACCTAATCGGGGGTGGTATACAGATTCTCGTTTTAAAAACTCGAATTCCCCTTCAGCCAGGTAGGGGCTGAGTGCGCTCTCCTTATCGGGCATGGTATAAATCTGACCATATGTAGCTAAAAATTCAGCACATGACTTTATGTTAAAATCAGGATAATCGGCACTAACAGATCCAATATTGTCATCACCATATGTGACCATAGACGCAGCATCACGAAATGCTACAGTGTGGGGATATTTAGTGTAAAAGAAATTTCTCAAGTTTAGAGATCCTGAAATACCATTCAATATGACTGTTAATGAATTCCCACTAATATGAGTTCCACTTGTCAATCCTATCAAATCTCCATTGAATGCGATGAGTGCGTACACTATATCACCCGCCATGGCCTCCATGATATCAAGATCACGCTGCGTGTAATTACATTCGCGTGCAAGATCTATCAATATACGAATAGAAGCTAGGAGAAGCTGTGATGGTAATTTTTGATCATATTTACCATAATCTCCACCAAAAATGCTCTTATCTCCATGTGTCATCACAAACTGATAAAGTTCTTCCCATTCGGGTCCATGACAATTAATGCCAACAGCACATTCAGATTTTAACGGATTCATTTGTAAAAATCGCAAAATTGGTAAGAAGTATTTTCTGACAAGAAAGGTTAAAGCAATAGGATTTCCATAAAAGATTCTACACTTTTCCTTACTTGTAACAACTACTTCATCTTTCTTACAAGCTTTCGCAATAGACATCACCCTTAAACCTTTAGCGTACAAATCTTCACAACGTTTAATCTCTGTTGTGATCAAAGGTGTGAATACACGGTTATTAGGTTTATCGAGTGTAGGTTCCAACTCGATAATGTGATCATGCTTGGGTCCTGTTAAAGGATATCCAATAGATGTACTCAAGTTGATTGCATCTATGAATTTAACTCCAATTTTACCACATAGATTTTCGTGATCTGTCAATGGTGTGGCATCGTTCCACATATCTGTCTTAATTAAAGCTACTAAAGGTGCTTTGTAATCTTTAATAGATTTAGATAATAGATCATGAGGGAATGGTATACCAGGTAAACTAGCATTTTCTAGACATTTCTGATAACCATACCACTCAGGGTTCATTTTGGGGGGTCCATATACATTTACATTACCCGTTACTTCCGTAACAGTCTTGCTAATGGGTGTTTCCTCAACATCTGACCTTGCAGTCGTTTGCCCAGGACATGATCCAAAATACATGAATTGGGAACCCTCAGGTAGATAATTTATTGCACTTTTGTAATGCAAAGGCTTATCTGTTATAACATCCACACCCAATATCTGGGGTGTGAATTTATCCATATTACCTGTTAATAGAACACCTTCCGCTTTACGTATGTGTGGAAGTGCATCTTCTATATGTTTGGATGTCAAAAGACAAAAACATCCTTCTGGCTTACCTGCATGTCCGCCGACATGCACTCCCAGAATGAGTGGATTTTTAGTTTGTGATACTAAAGTGGCTCCACACAAGCCAGGAAAAGTGTCCATACTCAAGTTAAAATAATCACCCCCAAGAAATGTTGCTACTGTGTTGGTAGTAATTCTTTCATGAGTCCTTCCTACAGCCTTGATGACACTACCATTCTTACGTCTCCACGACATTTGAAATGGTTGATCACCGGGCGCTGCAGAAGGAAAGTACTTAGTGATATCCTTGAATGATCCTCCGGTACTAGAATAACACAAACGTAGATCAGTATTAGGTATCAAGTATGAACTTGATTTATCTAGACGTGTTGTGAAACTCCCTCCTATGGAAGTGGCGTTCTGTTTATAGCAAGTTACAGATAACGTATCAACATACTCATCGTTTTGATGGCCGAAATAATGGTTCGGTATGAGTACTACATTTGATTTGATGAACAATAAATTGCACATCAATGTTTTGTCACCTTTATTAACTGAACCATAAACTAAATTCTTCTCCATTAAAGTGTCTAGTTGATTCCATGTGGTGGTTGCCACTGAATGCTCAACAGGTAGTAACTGCTTCTTAACTTCTGCCCAAACATTAAGTTGTGTGTCTCGTTGTTTGATTTCTGCTTCATTCTTTGGTTCTAAACTACCTTGCACAGGTTGTAAAGATTTCCATTGTCTGTAGATTTTAGCACAAGCATAAAGTGCTCCTAAGCCTGCTACTGTAGCACAAATTTCCTTGGCATAATTATCCCTCGTTTTCTTGACAATCAAGGGTAAGGTACCATTCCTCTTTTTCAATTCATTAATCATACATTCTTTGATATTACTCATAGCATATATGTGTTGATAAATTCCAAAGGGAATAATAAAGGGCGCCGCAATCGGAAAATAATAGCATAAAAGAAGTATTAATATCCACAAACTAAAAAGAGCTTGCGAATGTTTGCGCTTTATTAAATCAGAATAACACCATATGGCGAACATTTGAAAGTACTTATGTTCTAGGGTATCAGCTGGTAGAAGACAAATCCAATTCCATGATGTCATGAACGAATCACATTGTTTATACAATGTTTGGGTTATAACACCTTCACATCTTCCTAACAGTGATTCCGATTCACTCGTCATACGATTTGTAACCTTTTGTCTAATACATTCAAGTGCTACAGCTGTTTGCAAACCAAATTGTGGTTCCTTTGGCTCCTTGTGGCCCAAAGGACACATACCGCAAAGAAAGCGGCAACCTGGATGCGAACACGCTTTGAGTTTCGCTGATCTCATACTATTAGCATCAATTAGACTTTGCTGATCTTTCCTATGTGTATGAAAATGATCTATAGCACAATTAATTGCTATTAGTGCTGACACATCCTTCATTGGTACACCACGCCATTTAATAACTTCATAAGGAGCTACACTCAACAAATTGCCTGGTTCGACAGCCTGTTCAATAGTAATATCCCATATGTCGTCAATCAAGGGTGGATTATAATTTCCATCGGCATCTGTATAATGTTGACGCACTTTGGTTGAATCCACTCCTCTGTTCTTTCCCTTGGAATCCTTCCGCTGAAATTTATCTTTACATTTTACTGTAATGACTAAGTGCATTCGGCGTTGGATGGAAAACGGGCAATTGGAATAAACGTATGCATCTAAATCTTTCTTATTAGTAGTTACACACAATACTTCAGGTTCAATAAAGCATTTTCCCTTACTTTCCAATTCTGCTTTTGGGGCATAAGCCATAGCATTGTTGCACATTTGAATGATAGTTTCCGTTGGTGGTTTCTCCACGAATGAAGATTTACCATTAGCGAAATCATCAATAATCGCAACTGTTTTGTCACTAGTCCAATTCGACATGAATTTGTCAGCGGCATTCAAAGTGCATCGTTGTTCCTTTCCACAGGGTAAATTTGCACTTGTTAATAAAGCATCTATTAATTGTTCACAAAATGTAGTTTTACCTTGAGAACTCTTACCAAATGCTTCAAAAGCAAATGGTGCTTTACGAATACCTGAACTAATCTTAAGTGTGATTAGTTCATTCTTGATCATCATAATCTTCGCTAATTTGTCGTTAACTAATTTGCGATCAAGACCGGATAAAGTCGTAGTTAAATTACTAAGTTTCAACTTAATAGAATCTATACGGCGACCAAATTCATGATCTGATATACCCATAATTCTATCCAAATTTCCATTCTTGACCAATGTCCAATATGCATTAAGAAGAGTATATTCCTCATCTAATTCAAGTGCAGCTTGATCATTAACCAATAATGGTCTAATGGAACCTTGTTGAAAGCATTTATACATGCCTTCTGCGAAGAAAGTAACAGTGCAAAGTAAAGCGTCTGCTACATCAAGTGCTGTCATGTGTTTTTCTAGCAAATGGGAATCAAACAATTTAAATCCTGCAATGCTAAAAGTCAATTTTGATGCATCGCATAATCCTAGGACAACTAACACTCCTAAAAGTTTAGATAATTGTTTAAAAGCACGATTATTTTTACACAAGTCCCAATTTTCTTGAACATTATGAAGTGTATTTAACCAAGTTGGTGTAGATTCATCAGATTGCTGATTAAAGCTCTCTTCATCAAATACTTCTTGGAGATATTTTGTGACCGTTAAACAAACGGATTTGTTGGCGCTATGTGTTTTTACATATAGAAAAACAGCGCTAGAGAATTGTGCAACACTATTTGCTTCGCGTAATACGAAGAATAATGCTATTAAACTCTCTATTTCAGATACAATATAATCGGGTAAATTAATATCTGATATTTTCGACAAATTGCTAAGGCAAGATGAAATGGTATTGATTGTTTCCAAACCCACATGGGGTTGGTATTTTCCAGTATCCTCTTTCGCGTGGTATGCGTTCATTGATTCTTGATTTCCAATGAAAGAATTCTGTAGGTT